CATTAACTCAGACGGGGCAGAGATTGACAACGCACGTAAGCTGCAAGTCTACGGCGATTGGATTAGGTTTGTTGATGGAGAAGGATCAGATGTGAAGATCACACCGGGTGTGATCAAGCAGTTAATGATCTTTGCGCTTGAGCATGTAAACAAATTTGACGAAGGAGCATGGGAATGAACACAGGAGGCCCGGCGTTTCCGTTCGCATTTACGGATGAGGCGCGAGTAAGCGATGGCATGACCCTGCGTGATTACTTTGCGGCCAAGGCGATGCACGCACGCCTAACTACATATACAGGAACATGGTTTGAGGGTGTTGCAGAAGAAGCATACAAAGCAGCGGACGCGATGCTGAAAGCGAGGCAAGAATGAACACCGAAGAAGACGAATTCCGCAGGATCGAACGTGAGGCTCTGCGCTTGTGGGCAGCGCAAACTGACGAGGACGACGACACGCAGGTTTACGCCAAGCCGTGGCAGGGGCTGACTTGGGAAGACATGCCCGAAGAATATGCTGGTGACAGTAATTTCCTATCAGGTGCGCGATGGGCAGAAGCCCGGTTGAAGGAGCGCAACACATGAATAAAGATGACATCATCCTCATTGCCGACGCCTCCGGTCTGTCGTATTACGGCATGGGCAAGGACAGGGATAGGTTTTTGCATCACGTTGAAACCTTTGCCGACCTTGTCGCATCAGCAGAGCGAGAGGCGTGTGCAAAACTGTGCGAAAGCCATGTTAGCCAGCCATCACGACTGCATTTTGCCACCACTATCAGAATGAGGGGAAACACATGACCAAAGAAGACATCATCCGCATGGCGCGGGAGGTTGGTTGGGACATAAACGACTTGATTGACGTTTTTGATTTTGGTGTTCGGCTTGAAGCCTTTGCCAATCTTGTTGTCGCTGCCGAACGAGAGGCTTGTGCGGAGGAGCCAGTAGCGTGGAACGTAATTGATCCTACAGGCAATATTCTTGCCACCGAGAAAAACGCAATTCGCGGATGGGCGCGGGTTAATGGATACAAATTAACGGTAGAAGGCTTACTTGGCCTACATGAATTGGGGTGGCGTGTTTTGCCAACATCCCCACCCGCAACAAAGCCAGAGCAGGAGCCGAGTCAGTGGCGCGATATGGTTGCCGTCAGCTTAGTCCGCGAGGGCATCGACAAGCACAAGGCGCGGGAGCTTGCTGATCACTTTGCAGCACAGCGCCCGTGGCAGGGTCTGACGGATGATGATTGGGACAAGGTTGGGGATATGCCCGACACGTTTGACCAAGGCGTAGCATGGGCAGCGGCAAGACTCAAGGAGCGCAACACATGATTGACTACTTAGAGTTTTACAAGACATACATTCCACCGCCGCCGGTAAGCACATTGGAAGACGCCTATGTAAAACACCACCGCAAGTACGGCGACAAGTTCAATGCGGTTTACACGCAGATTCCCCTGTGGATGAAAGAATTATTTTGGTACAGTTTTTGGAAGGAGCGCAACACATGACAGACGAAGAACAAAAAAGATCACGGTTCGTTGCCCGAATAAAAGCACTACCTGAGAAGGAGCAAGCGGCATTCTGGCGCGGGATCATGGCAGTTGTTGATGCAGGGTACAAGACAGGATCAGCCCCCGAAGACATGGCGAAATACTGGAAGGATTTCTACACCGAACTGAAGGAACACAGCACATGACCCAACCAAACAAACAGCACATACATGAACGCCTTGGCATGTCCGTGGAGGAAGCACTCAACCGCCTGATCTGGTTTGGGCAGATCAGTCACAAGTACAAGGAAGAGTTTGGTGAGACGATGAACCCAAAACATCTTGAGGCCGTGCTTAATGCCACACCACCAAAGAAGAAGAACAATGACTGAAGTACACAACATCAACGGCGTAGATAGGACAAGAAATGTTTGGTACACAACCGACGACTACGGAACGCTGGTGCGGTTTGTTGAAACAGAAAGTGGCGTTAGGTTTTGGTGGGACGCCATCCATGAAACGGCAGTAGCAAGAATTCTTGGGTATACACAATGGGGAAACACATGACTGAAGAAGAAATTCACAACATCTATTTGCACATGAGTGGCAAGGCTGAAGGCATTGCGGAATCTACGGGGGCAGCAGACTTTCCTGTGCTGTTTGCCAATGCCATCCTTGAATATGCCAAGCGTGAGTGGGTTGGTCTGACGGATGAGGAGTATCAGCAGATACTAATACAACACGATGGCGCAGGGCTGCTTGCTTTCTACAACTTAGTCGAAGCCAAGCTGCGGGAGAAGAATGGATGAAGAGGCCGTACGGCAAGATAAACAAGGGGCACACCATACCCTATGGCACTCTTGCAAATACGAGTCAAGAACTTAGAAGTGCGTACTACGCACACGGTTATTTACGAGATGAGGATATGCCCGAGTTGCCATGCGTACCCCTTGAGGGAGAGTGTGTTGATCCCATAGAAGAGTTATATAAGAAAGACGTTACTAGACTAATCGAAGAAGCGTTGGATGACGTTACCCCAAGACAAAGGAAGGTGTTGTGTTTGCGGTTTGGGATTGGGGTTACGCAAGAATACACGCTAGAAGAAATCGGTACGGTGTTTGGTGTAACAAGAGAATGTATCAGGCAGATCGAAGCCAAAGCAATACGCCGCATGAAGCACCCGATGCGTTCAGACAAACTTAAAGAATTGGTTACGTTTACAACAAGGAGAACATATGAATCAAGGACTTGATCTAGGCCATGCAATGGCTGAAGTGGCTGCTGCTAACGCAGGCTCTGAGTGGCAAATGCTTGCGCTAGAAGCCATGCGTCAACATGCCTTAGAGAATAAATTTTTTACGACTGAAGCCGTTCGCAAGGCTAACCCAGATTTTCCTGTGCCGCCAGATAAGAGGGCTTGGGGTGCTATCCCGCGCATGGCAAAAAAAGAAGGGTATATTCAGTTTCAATCATGGGTACGGGCAGAAAGTCTTACTGTGCATGGGATGGTTGTGACTCTTTGGGAATCCAAAATTTGTTAAAGGACTGCGTGTGAAATGCCCCATTTGCAACGCACCAACCGATGTAAAAGACTCACGAACGCGAAAGGAAATCAACTGTGTCATTAGAAAACGCCAGTGCTTCAACAACCACATCTTCCAAACGGAAGAAAAAGCCAATCAACTTCTACGACCCGTTCACGAGGGTAGACCCGAAGCTGCTGGAGCAGATGTACCGAGCGGCGCAAAAGGAAAAGCTTAAACAGCAACCAGAGGCATCATGGTGAATACAATGATTGACTATGCGTACCCATGTATGATGGCAGAAAAGGCGTTGAAGGACGCCCACAATGCTGTGATCGAAGGCAGACTAGACGAAGCTATACAGCGCACATACACCGCGCTAGTAGAAACAAAAATAATGTTGAACTCACTAAAAGATATGCAAGAGCAGAATTAAATATGGATATTGTTTGGTCATTCAGCAGCTTAAAGACATTTCAACAATGTCCACGCAAGTACTACTACGCTAAGGTTGCCCCGGACGCTGTACGTGACCCAGATACAACGGCTACGCTATACGGTAAGGCTGCACACACTGTAGCCGAGGACTACATCAGTAAGGGCACACCAATACCGCCGCAGTTTGAGTACATGCAAGAGGTGCTGGATATCCTTAAAACAATCCCCGGCGAGAAGCTAGTCGAGGTGAAGCTGGGCCTGACCAAAAACTTGGAGGCTTGTGACTTCGATGCGCCTGATGTGTGGTGGCATGGCATTGCCGACTTGGTGGTTATCAATCGAACGACAGGGGTAGCTCACTCTGTGGACTACAAGACAAGCAAGAACGCAAGATACGCAGACAAAAAGCAACTAGACCTTGTAGCCTGTGGCCTGTTTGCCAAGTTCCCGGAGATCAAGAAGGTCAAGTCTGCCTTGATTTTTGTAGTGTCCAAAGAGTTCGTCAAGGCCGAGCAGCTAGTTGAGTTGAAGGACACCTACATGGACAAGTCAGCAGTTGATGTTGCGCGTATTGAAGCAGCAATAAAGAGCGGGGTGTGGAACCCAGTGCAAGGCCCACTCTGTAGGTTCTGCTCAGTGAAGCAGTGCGAGTACAACGGAAGCTGGCGATGAACCAAATGACCAACCAAGAAACTGATACCGCTCTCATCCTTGAGGGTGAGCTAAAGCGCCGAGTGAAAGAAGTTGTTGAGCCTTTAGTTGCAGACATGGCGCGTAGAATTATCCGTGAAGAACTGAACAAGTACAAATCTGAAATGATGCTGGAGGTTGCCATATCAGTTGGCAGGATGTTGAGGTTGGTTGATCAAGAAGACCGCAAACCTCTATGGGAAAATGACGCAATATCCGGAATCACAAAGGACTAATCATGGAAGAAACAGAACAATGGCTAGACTTTGACCATGAAAAATTTGAAGGTTTAAAGGTTAAAGATGGTGAAGAAAGTTGGTTTCAGGGATTCTTGAATATGTCGGTCACCAATGACCGTGGAGGTGGTAATCAGGAAAGAACTGTAGTCACCTTTGACACACATGGACATGGCGGTAATCCCATGAACGTCCAAGCCGAGGCGTTCCCCGAGGACTATGATTTTTCAACCGATAAAATAAAAATAACCCTTTGCGGCAGTATGGAAGCGGCAAGTTTTTTTTCCGCTATGGAAAACTTAGTGCATTGTTATAAACTTAGAAGCATCATAGGAAGCTAATCATGCCATACGTAAACAAACCCCGTCCCTACAAAAAAGAGTACCAGCAGCAGCTTACACGAGGTGAAGGTAGTCCTCGCCTTGAACGCCAACGGGCACGAGAGGCCATAGACAATAAAAGCACCGATGCCAACGGCAACAACATTGCCGACAAACGAGAGGGTAAGGACGTTGCCCATCGTGTAGCTCTATCTAAAGGCGGTTCAAACGCTGGTGGCACTAGGTTAGAAAGTGCAACCGCAAATCGTTCGTTTAAACGTGGGTCAAACCACAAAGTCATATCAGAAGTAAGCAACAAGGAGCGTAAGAAAAAATGAATTTATCAGAATATGAATGGCCTCGCCCCATAGGGATCACGCCATTTGAACATCAGAAGACCACATCAGAATTTTTAATATCCAACCGCAAAGCTTTCTGTTTTAACGAACAGGGTACAGGTAAGACAGCATCAGTTATCTGGGCTGTAGATTACTTGATGACCATTGGGTTAGTGAAACGAGTGTTAGTGATTTGTCCCCTATCCATAATGAAATCGGCATGGCAGATTGACTTGTTTAAATTTGCCATACACCGTACGGTCGAAATCGCTTACGGCTCTGCAAGCAAACGGAAACAGATCATAAAGGCTAACGCGGAGTTTATTATCGTAAACTTTGACGGGGTTGGCATAATCAAAAAAGAGATCATCAATGGTGGGTTTGACTTGATAGTTGTCGATGAGGCTTCGGCGTATAAAAATGCCCAGACTGAACGATGGCGAAATCTGCGTGACCTACTCAAGACCGTCAAAGGGTTGTGGATGCTGACAGGTACTCCCGCTGCTCAGTCTCCTGTGGATGCTTACGGTTTGGCTAAGTTAATTAACCCCAACGGGGTGTCTCCGTTCTTTGGGCAGTTTAGAGATTCGGTCATGCAAAAAGTCAGCATGTTCCGATGGACACCTAAGCCGACTGCTTCTCAGATAGTACACAAAGCTCTACAGCCTGCGATTAGATTTGAGAAGGCGCAATGTCTAGACCTACCCCCGCTTACGTACGTAGATAGAGATGCACCGCTCAGCCCACAGCAGCTTAAGTATTACCACATACTCAAGAAGCAGATGATGATGGAGGCGGCTGGTGAAGAAGTCTCAGCCGTCAACGCCGCAGTAAAGCTAACTAAGCTGCTACAGATTTCTGGTGGCGCAGTCTACACTGACACGGGTGAAATTATTGAGTTCGATGTGAGCAGCCGACTCAAAGTGGTGCAAGAGGTCATTGAGGAGTCGAGCCATAAGGTGCTTGTGTTCGTTCCGTTTACACACACCATAGACCTGTTAAAAAAACACCTAGAAAAACAACACATCACCTGCGAGATCATCAACGGAAGTGTGCCGGTTAACAAACGCTCAGAGGTAGTGAAGCAGTTCCAAGAGCAACACAACCCGAAGGTGCTTATCATCCAACCTAAAGCCGCTGCACACGGGTTAACCCTAACCGCTGCGAACACAGTCATATGGTACGCTCCATGCACAAGCGTAGAGACATACCTACAAGCTAACGCACGTATTGACCGTCCGGGGCAACTGAACAACA